AGCCTGGACCAACGGATATCGCAATTGGAGCGCCCCACGTTGATGTACCGCCGTCCCTCGGGTAGGGACTACGAAAGTCTCTCAGAAACTTTAGATTATTTGCATAATAATGTAGAAGGTCTTAAGAAAGATTTAATAAAAGTCGCACAAACAGTCTAATGGCAGTACCTTGGATAAACTTCTTAGCACCATCGATGGGCGGCATTGGACCGATTGAGTTGAGAGACTTAGAAAGACTCAATAAACTCAAAGCAAAGACTGGCGTACCATTTTATGCTGGGAGATTTTATCCAAAGGATTCCGATTCAATATTCAATGGATTGCGTCTTGGATTAATCTCTGAGACGCCTCCATGGCTTACGTGGGAAGAGATCAGACCTACACAGATTTGGATGGTTCCAGTCTTTGAGGATGAAAGGATTATCTCTACGCTAACCACTATAGAGAGAATTGATATATGGCCTAGGGAAGAGGGAGATAATCTTCCAGAGTTGGAATTAACAGAGTTTGATGAGTATCAGTTAAATGCTCTCAACTTTGCTAGAAGTCTCAATCCAAATATTGACCCTGGCATTGAGGTCACTCAGAATCTTATACCTCCTGTTTTTGCAGCGGGATATGTAGGTATTTCTGAAATAAAGGGGAGGGTTACTGAATGGGGATTTTATGATCAGGGATTTACTTTCATTAATAAGAAGGAATATGGAGACCCCCCTGCAGCGGTTCCGAATTATTATGGAGCAGATGCTAGTAATCCAGTATTTGAGGCGGACGATTACTCCGAAATCGTTAAGGTAAGAATAGGCGATGCTTTTTATGATAGGAATCCAGATTTACAAGCAGGAAACTATCCAGAGTATCCCATCAATAAATCCACTGGTCGTTACGATGGAATGACTAGGTATATTCGTGATCCTAGTTATTCTGACTGGGCAATTTATGATAAAGAAAGCGCCGAAACCTATGGCAGTATAGGTTGGAATAGAGTAACAAGACCTAGAGGTAGCAAACCTTCTGTTGGGTCTTTTATGGAGATAAAGACTAGTTCTTTAGATACAATGGTAATTACCATTAAAACGTCCTGTATCACCATTGTAATTCCAGATGCAGACCCACTACCAGGAAGTGTCGCAGAACTGGGTCAGCTCGCCTTAGAGACGCTTGGTAGCAACATAACAAACAATGTATGGTATTTCTATTTGCCTGTTCGCTATGATGGTCGCATACCAGCAAAGAGAATTGAGTTTCTTCTAAATAGGGCAGGAATAAACAAAATCGATAACCCGAATCATCAATTTCAGTAATGGCATTACCAATTGGAGTACTAGGAGTTTATACAAATCATGACATTCACCCCGTCGTAATTCCAAATCCAGCACCAGCGGGTGTATCAGAAAATGTCATTGTGAATGGAAGACCAGCACACCATGTTGGAAATACTTTTATTCCGCACAAGATTCCCGTTCCAGGCGCTCCATTACACTCAGATGTCTTAGTTACTGGACATCCAACAGTATTTTGTAATGGTACGCCAATTGCTCACATCGGAAGCGCAACGAATGAAGGTGCAATTGTTGTTTCATCAAGCGTCAATGTCTTTCTTGGTGAATTCTGATTCATTTGTGCTATAATATATAAGTCAATTGATCAAATACTATGGCAGCAAAATCGAAAGTTGGTCTTGTTAAAACTGGTTATACTCCTGGAAAACCAAAGAAGACTCGCCAAGGTCGTTCGCAGAATACACATCTTGGTGCAAGCTCACGTAATGGTCGCACAAAGCGTTATCGCGGACAAGGCAGAGGATGAAAAAACTACTGTTCATTTCACAGGATAAAGAAATGGCACTCATTCAGGAGATGTCATACAAGATTAAAATGTCTGATTGGGATATTCATCCCTCTAAGACTTGTTTCTTGTGTGTCTCTCCCGATTACTCTGGTATTGTAACTCAACATCTCTCGCACTCATTGTCAATGGGTCGAGAGATTTTTCATATTGAGGCAGTGAATGTGCCATTTCCAGATGAGTCTCCCCATCATTATCGAATCGATTTTTCGATTAATTTTCAGGAATGGATGGAACGTTGGGATAATTTTGTATTAGTTGAAGCAGGAGTTATCCGTGGTGGTAACTATAAGTGGATTACAGATGTCATGAAAGATCTTGCTTCTTATAAAAAGTTCTACACCGTTTCATTATGTGAAAATATTGGGAGTAAATATAAGAGTGACATGGTTTCACTCTATTATGATGATAGCGTGGAGGATTTACACTTTTGGTGGGAAAAACCGAATAATCATTGGTCATAGGGATAGCAACCCCAAAAAAAGTTCTGTTTCACCTTTCCATATAGGAGAAAAACAATGGGACTATTTCCAGTTGATAAAGGCAACGACTTTATTGAAGAAGGCAGAACGCTGATCACAGAAACCGACAGCGAAAAGCACCTTAAAGCGTACAATAAGATGAAAAGGAAGGAAGATCTATATCCACTTCCAGAAGACCGCTACGAGCGCCCCTGTGGCGGTCCTGGTGGATTTGACGACTTTGTAGAGCGTTGGCACGAGTGAATAAATAATATCAGCGTATTGCTGTGTCTAAATGCCAACCTTTCAGACATTCAAAGATCTGAGTGTTACTTTCAAAAAGCATCCAGTCAATGATGATCTGGTTGTAGTAAAAGATAAGGCGGCTATCGTTCAAGCGATTACTGCCTTACTTCTTACTAGAAAAGGAGAAAGACCATTCCAACCACAATTGGGGTGTGGCATACAGAATGTTTTATTTGAACCACTAGATTATGGTAGTGCTGGTGTTATAAGATCAGAAATTACTGAAGTTCTTAGTAGATACGAACCAAGAATAATTGTTAATACTGTTCTATGCACACCAGACGATATGAATAATGGTTATGATGTCGAAGTGACATATACAATTGTTGGTAGAGAAGACACACCAATATCAGTAGAATTCTTCTTAGAGCGTACTCGATAATGCCATACATTCAGGTTGCCAACTTAGACTTTGAAGATATCAAAGTTGCTTTGAAGGATTATCTCAGAGCACAATCAGATTTTACTGATTACGATTTTGATGGATCGGCATTATCCACTCTTATCGACACACTCGCGTATAATACCTACTATACGGCGTTTAACACCAATATGGTAGTCAATGAACTATTCATTGATTCAGCGACCTTGAGGGACAACGTAGTAGCGATTGCGAAGCAATTAGGATATAAACCAAAAAGTGCAACTTCCCCAACTGCATACATTTCATTTTCTGTTACGTATAGCAACCCAACCACAGATACAGAGCTTCTCTTAAAGAAAGGGACTGGATTTATTGCATCATTTGATAATAACATATATCAATATGTTGTTACCGATGATGTTAAGGCTCAGGTATCAAATGATGTTGCTATTTTCACAAATGTTCCAGTCAGAGAAGGAACATTATTAGTTAATACTTTCACTGTCAATACTTCATTAAAAAATCAAAGATTTGTACTAGACAACAGAAATATTGACACAAATACAATTAAGGTAAGAGTTTTTCCAACTGGTGGTTCGTTCAGCGAACCATATCTTTTGGCAAATAATATTATTGGTATCGATGGCAATTCAAAAATTTTCTTTATAGAAGAAATTGAAGATGAGAGATATGAACTATTATTTGGAGATGGAGTTTTAGGAAAAAAACTAGAAAATGGCGCAAGAATAGAAGTTTCGTATATAACAACCTCTGGTCCAGAATCTAATGGGGTAAGGACTTTTATATTTTCTGGTGTTTTAGAAAATCCTTCTGGTGTTTCTCCAAATTCATTTACAGTATCAATTATTTCTACTGTTCCAGCAGCAGGTGGAGAGAATGTCGAATCGACAGACAAGATTAAATTCAATGCTCCTAAAGCATATGGCACACAAGACCGCGCTGTAACCGCCCAGGACTACGCTTCAATCGTCCATAAGGTATATCCATCCATAAGTGATATTTTAATCTTTGGAGGCGAAGATCAAGACCCACCACAATATGGAAAAGTTTTTATTGTTCTCAAACCAACTGATTCGTCTTATCTAACATCATTAACAAAAAAACAAATAACAGATGAAATAAAAAAATATGTGGTTGCTTCTGTTGAACCAGTAATTATTGATCCTTCAATACTTTATGTAGAACTTAATAGTAAAATATTTTTCGATACTATAAGTACGGATTTAACTGCTTCGGAAATTAGAGATAAAGTTATTGGTTCCGTACAGTCTTATTTGGATACTTCAGATACGGAACAGTTTAATGGAAAATTTAGATATAGTAAAATAATTGGTGTTATTGATGATTCTGATCGTAGTATTAATTCAAATTTAACTACAGTGATGATGAGGAAAGATTTCTATCCTCAGTTAAATTCAACCTTCTATTACGAGATTTGTTTCCAGAATGCGTTTGATGTAGATTGTGATGAACCTGTGCTATCATCCACTGGATTTAGAGTAACTGAATATCCAAATTTTGATGTCTATATTGAAGATAGGGATGGCAAAATTGTCCTATATAGACTAGATACTGCAACTGGCGAAAAGGTCGTTCTTGACAAAGAAATTGGCGATATTGACTATGCAAAAGGCGAACTAAAAATGTACAATTTGACAATTATCAAAGGTACATATTTTGACAATCGTATTTCAGTAAGAGTAAAACCTTTATCCAATGATATCAAGGCACTCCGCGAGGTCTATCTTGATGTTGATGTGGCAAATTCAAGTTTCATCGCATACAAAGAGTAATTAAATGGCTGCTAAGACCAAAAGAATTTCTACTCTTATTGAGTCTCAACTTCCCGAGTTTATTTCTACTGAGTACGAACTTTTTAGCAAGTTTGTGCAAAAGTATTATGAATCTCAGGAAGTTCAAGGTGGTGCCTTAGATATCTTAAGTAATGTTCAGAAGTATGCTGATATAGATTTCTATGAGAAAAATCTACTAAAGCAAAATGATGAACTTGCTGTAGGAATATCTGCCACAGATACTACAATAGTACTAAGTGATGCGTCTTCATTTCCAGAAAAAAATGGATATGTAAAAATTCAGGATGAAATTATTTTTTATGCTTCTAGAACAGATACAACACTAGAAGATTGTTCTAGGGGTGTTAGTGGAAATACTACCCTTGGTGATTTATACTCAGAGTCCAATTTTCAAAGTACTTCTGCTGCTCCGCATGTTGCTGGACATATAGTATATAATGTAAGTAATTTGTTTTTGTATGCCTTTATACGAAATTTTGAAACTCAATACTTAGGATCTTTTCCAGAAAAGTATTTGAAGGGAGACGTTGATAAGAGAACTCTTATCAAGAATATTCAAAAATTTTATAAAACAAAAGGAACTGATAGTTCCATCAAATTTATCTTTAACACAATCGTTGCTAAAGATATAAACAACAAACCCTCCGTATATAAACCAAGGGACTTTACATATAAGTCTTCTGATTCGGATTGGATAAACATCTATGCTCTGAAAGTAAAGGTTGTTTCTGGAGATCCAAAGCAGCTAATTGGATCCAAGATTGTTCAAAATCCATCTGATGAATATGATTATGCATCTGCTACTGTTGATAATGTTTTTCCAGATGGTACTATCGATGGAGAGAGAATTTGGAATATTGTAGTAGCACCAGAAACAGTCAATGGACTTTTTGCAATTTCAACGAAAACAAGACTTGAAAAAGATCTCCCAGCGGCAGCAACTACTGGTGATAAAGTAGATGCATTCTCGACTGTTGGTTGGGAACCTACTGGAGAAATTTTAATTGATGATGAAGTAATATCATTTGAAGATAAAAATGTAACTCAGTTTTATATCAAGAATAGAGGTTCTGTTGCGGTAGAGCATAAACAAGGATCTTCTATCTACAAACCCGTCATCATCGAAGGTTCTGGAATTAAACTACTAACACTTGGAGTAGTTTATAATCTTATACCTTCTGATGCAAGTCCATATTCATCTCCAGATGACAAAATTCAAATTTCGAATCCAGGATTCGAAACTTCAGATCAGAAGATTGTAATTACTGGAACAAATAATCCCAGATGGATATTAAACCAGGGATCATCTATTACAGCACCAACTAATTTGTCTGTTCAAAATACATTAGACAATGTTAAATCTGATGTTTCTGCTATTTTTGAAGATGATCAGAATTACTATATCGCAAGTTCCAGTTATCCATCATATAAAATTTTAGATGGTTCTGTAGTAA